CAAACAGAAGATTTGGTCCATCTGAATGCATTGAAGAAGCAGTGCACAGAAAAACCATGGCTACTTCCTGTAGCTATGATTTGTTTGTTCGCGGTTCTCTTGCTTGTAGTTAAAGTACTGCACAAGTCTGAACGCAAAAGTCGGAAGAAGGAAAAGTCTAAGGCTAAAGCAGAAAAGGCTGAAGCTAAGACACAGCAACCGAAGAAAAATGCTTCGGGGAAGAAAGCGAAAGCTACCCCTCCAGTAGTAACCCTTAAAAAGGAAGCGAAAGATGGTTGCTGTCACGTCACAGTTGGCAAACACAAATGTCCATGGTTTCTAAACGGCACTCCAATTGGTGTGTCTGCGAAGAAATGTTGCAACATCCACTGTGGTGGTTTAAAATGTATGCATTGGGCTGAGTGTGAGCCAAAAGAATTTCCTGCACTAACCCCCATGCCAGCTAAGGAAGAATCTAAAGCTGAGTGTGTGCATCAACCTAATCAGGTGAAGTGCAAAAAGTGTGGTTGGGAGTATGAAAGTGAGAAGAGTAAGCAACGTCGTAAAACTCAACGGGATAACAAAGTGGGACGTGGTGCGAAAGCCCATAATTCCTACCGGAAACCCGGAGACGATAATGACTCTATTTGGACGCGCGATAATGGTGGAAACCTAGTCCGTACCAAACGGGATGACAATTTTGTTGTTCCGTCTCATTTTCCTCATGCAGGACTTTTGAATGATTTTATGCATGGAACTGGCGAATCCGCTCAACGCGGCGCAGCTGAAAAGCTGTTAGCTGCTGTGAGTAAGGCAAAGAAAGGCCTGGACAAGAAGCACCCTAAAGGGAAGTGCTCTGTTTGTGGAGTAGTTGGTCATGTAGGAAAATCGTGTCCAAACAAAAGTTCACATCCTTGTTACTATTTCAAGAAAGGTAATTGTAATAAAGGGGATAAATGTGAGTTTTCTCATAAGTCGACAGCTGTTCAAGAGTCTGCGATAAATGGAAAACGCTTTGCAATTGGCAATGTGCAGGGCGCTGTTGGATTGGCACGCATTGGCACACGTTGTCTTAATGCAAACTTAATATGGAATGGAATTATTGTGTGTGAACACATATTCAAGGAGGAAAATGATGAAATCAAATTCTCCTTTCGTCACAACGGAAAAGTTGTTGAGCATTCTGTAAAGAGAGGTAGCGGCAAGAAGCTTGGCTATGATCTTCTCTGGTTTGCGCGTCCCGACTCTATGAAAGAGTTTCCAACTCTCTATCATTCTATGCCTTCTCCAGGGCGTAAGGTAGCATTGTTTGCCTATGATAGTGATGAAGCATTCTTAACTAGTGATATCAGCTTTGATGCTGGTAGAATTTTGAGAATGGAGGACGTGTGTGACTCTATGAGTCTCACGTGTGTTTCAAAGCACAAAGTCGGAATTTATAAGCTGTCTTCAATTGACGGAAACTGCTCCGGTGTGGTAGTTGATGCCGAATCAGGCAAAGTTGTGGGTTTCCATAACGCTACCCGTGTTGGTGTTGAGAATGTGTTTCTCGCCATCACGCCGCAGATTGTATCTGCAGCGACCGGATCTCCTCAGAAAAACTAGATGTCCCACTACCTGCGATTCCCCTCTGGGAAAAGTGGTATCAAAACTACGTAACCAAAGAGGTCTTTAAGCATCGAAAGTATGCTGAAGAATTGGAACGCGGGATTTTAGTGGGACGTTTAGCTGAGGGGGCTGTGTGGCAGGATTTGTGTGGTGATGATTTACCGCACTTGCCGTCAAAACATTTTCACCATTACTTTGTTAAGGGAAATGTAGACTTTGTCACGAGAGTGAATCGTCATGTTCGTCAGGAACGTGATGAGTCTGCACCTAATACATCGTTAGATGAATTTTGTTTGGAGAAAAATCTTCATGTAGGATCAGCTTATCGCATGGTCATCCCTAATTTGAACGCCTCTTTTAAGAGTGTTAGTAAATATGACAAGCCCCAGCCTCAATTGAATGAGGAAAGTTGGGAGCTGTCGGGGGAGTGGACCAAGCAGCATTTCATTCGACACATGGGTGGATCTCGTGTTCTCGACCAGGATTTCTGTGTCAAGGAACTTGACCGATCAACATCGGTGGGGTACCCCTTGAGTCTTGAATTTCACACGAAAGGTGAATATCTTGACCGAGGCCCTAAACTCATGCTTGCGGATTTTTGGGACATGATAGGAAAAATTGAGGAAAGAGTTATGAGACCTATATGGACTTGTAGCCAGAAGCGGGAGCTTCGTGCAGCTGAAAAGTTATTAGAAAATAAGATTCGTACTTTCACTGCTTCCCCGATTGAGCATTCTGTTGCTTTAAATCGTTTCTGTCTAGATATGAACTCAAAGTTCTATCTATCTAACAATAAGACTTGGTCTTTTGTTGGTTGTTCAAAATTTTTGCAAGGTTGGAATGCACTTTTTGCCCGTTTGGCAAAGCACCCGTATGCCTTTGAGCTCGATGAGAGCGAATACGACTCAAGCTTGTTTGCGAGAGCTATGTATGGGCAATTGGATATACGGTGGGCAATGCTGGCGGAGGAGTACAAAACTCCGGAAAATCTCCTCAGGTTTCAACGCCTGTATGATGACATCGTTCATTCGGTGATAGTCTTGGAGAATGGTGAACTTATTCAGAAGCACACTGGAAACCCATCAGGCTCAGCTAACACGATTGTGGATAATACCATGATTTTGTTCCGGTTGTTTGCCTATGCGTGGATTGAGTTGGCAAGGAAGAAGTTTGGTCAAGCAAATGCTGCCTCATTAGCAGCTGCTAAGCTAGATGATATAACCTTGCGTGACTATGAAGGTGATGTTTTTGGAAGTTATCAGGACTTTGTCAAAAATGTGGAAGCTGCCTTAAATGGCGACGACAACACGTTCACTGTTTCACAGTTGTGCGTTAGTTGGTTCAACCCTAAGACGATTGCCCCGATTTGGAGTGGCATTGGTGTCACTACCAAAACCCCTTGTGAGGAGCCTCGTGCTCTAAAGGATGTTCAGTTCCTATCGCAAGGTTTCCGTGAAGAAAAAGGTGTTTGGTTGCCTGTACCAGATACTGATCGGGTTTTGTGCTCACTCAGGTGGGGTTCGAGTGACGACGATGTTCGTTGGCACTTGATGAGAGCGTACGCTTTGCGAATTGATTCTTGGGCAAACCTTGAGTGTCGCAGCTTCATTCAGAAATATATTGAGTGGATCTGGAATCATCCAGAGTACAAAGAGCAGTTATACGGTGAGATCAATGGAATTTCCATGTCAGAAATTGACGCGATCTATAAATCCGATGATTGGTGTTGGGCATTGTATGCCGGACAAGAGGTTAAGGGATCTCCGCTGGTAAGCGAGTACTCCACCCTTTTAAACTTTCTTCGTCTTCAGTTTGAATCTACAACATCAAACTCTCTTCCTTCTTCTTCTTCTTTCTTTCTCTCATCATTCTGTTAACATGGGCAATAAAACTAAGCAAACGCAGAAAAAGCAGCAAAAGCAGCTTGCGAAAGCTATGTTTGGAAAGCCTCGTGGAAAGCAGAACAAATCTCACAAGACAGGCCCCTCGAAAAAGGGCTCTTCTCCCGTCAAAGGAGTTCCTGGTGTTATGTCCTCTGTTTCAGATGGATTGAATACTGGCATGGTTTGGAAAAATTCCAATCAGGTGCGTGATCATTTTAATCGGCGATTTGAAAAAGTTGCTGATTTGATTTCCCCTGGGGCTGCATTTACAATTTTGCAGTCACTATTTTTGAATCCGGGCAACTCTGTGTTGTTTCCTGTTTTCTCCCAGATAGCCTCAACTTATGAGGAATACATTTGTCACCTTTTGCGGTTTTGGTACCGCGGGGAGTCGTATACAGCTATTAGTGCTGTTGCTGGTGCTGGTATTGTCGCTTATGCGACTAACATGGATCCTGATGATCCTGGCTTCACGAACGTGAGCCAAATGGAAAACTATGAAGGTTCAGTGAGCGGTCCTCCGTTTGCTGGCCACTTCATGCATGATGTGCAAGAAGTTCACAAGGCTAAAGGCCGGAATCGATCTGGCGGCGCCCAAATGGCGCTAAATCAATACTTTGTGTATAGTTCCGCTAATCAAGCGGCTCCTGCGAATTCAACTGCCAAATTTTATGATCTTGGTTTATTCCAAGTGGCTTGCAATGGGTTGGCTGTAGTGGCCACTCAAGCTGTGCCTATTGGCGAGTTGTGGGTTGAACATGAATGGACGTTAATTCGGAGAAAACAAGAGACTCCGATTGGTCAACAAGCGCTTTATGCGCATATTGTGGAAGGTCCTGCTGCCACAGCAGCTGCTGCTACGCCTTTGGGTACAAGCGGTGGTGTTTTGCGCGCTGGCTCAACCATTCCATGTGTTTCTACAACAACAGCCATTAGTATGCCAGTTGCTGGCACTTTTCTTTGCGTCTTTCAGGCCACTGGGTCTGTTAGCGCGGGGATTATTGTCACAAATGGTTCGAATATTACTGGTTCGCTTCTGATGAATGATAGTGCGAATTCAAATCGCCAAGCTTTCTCAGGTGGAACGTCTGTTTATGCAGCGGTCCATGTGGTTTCACAACCAGGAACTGGCGCAGCTAATTTGATGACCATTAGTGGGGTTACAAGCCTTGCTGCTGGCACATTTGACTGCTTTATCTCTCAGATTTCTGGGGGGGCCACTTTCACGTCCAGACCGTCGTTGAATCAAATCACGTCGGCTTTTGATGCGCTGTGTGAGCGCTTTGACAAGCTTGAAAGAAAGCTTGTCACTGGTTCAGATTCTTTGCAGAAATGTATTGTGTCTGAGCCAGATACTCCTTTTGAAGAAGAAAAGGGGACAGAGCTTGAAAGTTCTGTTCACATCTCCAAGTCGACTGCTGAGCAGTTGTTGAGGGGACTCGGCTTGCGGAAGTAATTCCCAAGCTCTTCTTACGGTGTGCGAACTCCCGTTACCTTGTCGTGTGTTATAAATGATGGATCATCAACTATTGTAGGATCTGCCAGATTTTAAGTTTAACTCGCGGCAGTCTAAAATTCGTGTTTTCATTTGGAACAGGCTGTGGTGGCCTTGAAACATCCTGGCTGAAACAAACCAGTAATGTCTCTGTTTGAAGACTCTTAGTATGATGACCAATTCATTTCACACATAGGTGGAGATGTAGTTCATCGTTGCTATTGACAGTTGTCTTGCTCCTTGTTTTTCGAGCCCGAGAATAAACTTCGGCTCAATTTTATCACGTGTAGAGCAATGTCCAATGCGGGTTAGGTCAGTACCCAAATCCCAACTGATGTGCGCCG